AAGGCAGCGGACTGAGTATTACGAACGACAAGCTCAGGATCAAATGACTGCAATCGACAACGATCTTATGAAGGAGCAGCATAAGGGAATGCCTATCGACATCGATAGAAATTCTCGTACGACCTTCGGTGGGAAGAAAAGTTAAAATTTAAATTTTCAAACCAGCGAAATAAATCAACCGTGACTGGAGGTCCGCAAGGACAGGTCACATAAGGAGAAACGACATGGCTAATGCGTCAACAACTGGTTTCGGATTGAAACCAATTAAAATGTACGGCAATGGTTATGAAAGCATGGGTTTAGGTGAATATCCTGTGGCAGCTTCTTCAGACGCTATCTATTTTCAAGATGCAGTCTGTCAAGCAGCAACTGGTTATGTAATCGTTGGTATCGCAACAACTACAGATATCATTGGTTCACTAAACGGTGTTTTCTACACTGATGCTACTACATCGAAGCCAACGTTCCAAAACTACTTACAAGGTAGTAATGCCGCAACTGATATCGTAGCGCTTGTAAATGATAACCCATTACAGCAATATGAGATTAGAGGCGACAATAGTGGAGCAGCGGCTCAAACAGATGTTGGATGTGTAGCGGATATCGTATATTCAGCTGGCTCAAGTCCGAACTACGTTTCGGGTGCGATGCTAGATGATAGCGATATTGCTGCTGGAAGTTCCAAACAGCTGAAAATAATCGGCGTTTCAAGAGATCCTGATAACCAAGACTTAACTGCCGCTGGTGTGGTATGGAGAGTTGTTATCAACGAATCATTCTTCTTGGACGACACAGGGATATAATAGGAGGTTTATAATCATGGCTATATCACGTAATCAACTAGTTAAAGAACTAGAGCCAGGTTTAAATGCACTATTTGGCCTGGAATACAAACAGTATGAAAATCAGACAGCTGAGATTTATACTACAGAGTCATCTGACAGAGCTTTCGAAGAGGAAGTAATGTTGTCAGGTTTCGCTTCAGCACAAGTAAAACCAGAAGGTTCAGGTGTTACATACGATAACGCTCAAGAAACTTTCACAGCTAGATACACTAACGAGACAATTGCTCTCGCTTTTGCTATCACTGAGGAAGCAATTGAAGATAACTTGTATGACAGACTGGCTTCTAGATATACTAAAGCTTTAGCAAGATCTATGGCTCAAACAAAACAAGTTAAAGGAGCGGCACCATTAAACAATGGTTTCGGCACATTCACTTCAGGTGACGGTGTATCTCTATTTAACACTGCACATACTACAATTGCTGGATCGTTTTCAAACACTCTAGCAACTGCTGCGGACTTAAACGAAACTTCGTTAGAACAATCGCTAATCGACATCGCTGCGATGACTGACGAAAGAGGTTTAAAAATCGCTGCTAAAGGTATGAAGATGATCATCCCATCTGCGCTACAATTTACTGCGGAAAGACTTATGGCTTCTGCTGGTAGAGTTGGAACTGCTGATAATGATATCAACGCAATCAAATCTATGGGGATGATTCCTCAAGGATATGTTGTTAATAACTTTTTAACAGACACTGATGCGTTCTACATTACAACAGACGTGCCAAATGGTATGAAACATTTCGAAAGAACTCCTCTATCTACTAAGATGGAAGGTGATTTCGATACTGGTAATGTTAGATACAAAGCTAGAGAAAGATACGTTTTCGGCGTATCTGACCCTAGAGGTATCTTTGCTTCACCAGGAGCGTAGTACTTAAATTTTTGTGGCGGGACATAGTCTCGCCACAATTAAGAAATAGAAAGGAAAAATGCACCCTAAAAACTTCAGAATACAAATTAATGCTTATCAATATCACGCAGATTTTGTTATAAGTTGCATAGACGGCCCATTAGATATTGAAAATGCAATCATTGACAAATTGGGAAAAGGTGATATAAAATGGGAACATCTTGGAGAAATGATGGATCCAAGAGTACAAAGAATAACCTATGAGGAGGTTATAGATGGAGATGCAAACACATCTACAAGACCTTTACACACAGAAGAAGGGTCTGGATCTAGAATGGGAGCAGGAGCATCTTAAAGAGGGTAGATACACTCTCAATATGGTTAAGATTGACAGAAAAGTCAGAGAAGTAATTAGCCATATAAAAATAGCAGAAGCTAAAAAAGAGCATTTGCTAAATAAGGTGGAAGACGCCGCTCCACAAGTTTCTGTAGCTACTTAATAAAAAGCTACATCGTTGGAAAATTCCTATCCGCACTACATACTCTCTTGCGCTCTACTTAAAACTGTTGTATAAAAATCACACTATACAATAATTAATATTTCATACAGACGCGTATAGTCGACGGCCAAGAGACTGTATGATCTAAACTTGGAGGATTATTATGGCAAAAACAAACTTTTCGGGACCTATTACAACAGGACCGATACAAGTAAACACAGGGACTACAGTCGGCACAAATGTAAGAGATGCTGCTTGGGTCCAAAACAAAATGGCGTTTCCAATTAGCTACGCAAATTTTGTTGTAACAACTGACGCTGACAGATTAGCTGTTACTGGCTCTAATGGAGCAAGTACAACTGACGTCACATTAGTAGACGCTACTCAAAACGTACCTGGAATAACTTCTGATGGTGGTTTTGAAATGGCTTCTGTAATAACCTTAACTTCTGCTGGTAATGATAGTGCAAGAACTGCATCTATTACTGGAACAGATGTTTTAGGAAATACACAGACCGAAGATGTAACAATGGGTAATGCCGGCGCTGTATCTTCAACTAAAACTTTCAAAACTGTAACTTCCATCACTGTTGATGGATCTGGAACAGCTGGAACTTTATCGGTCGGTGTAATAGAGACTGGATTAATTTCTATGGCATGTAGATCTTTGTTCAATGAATATCCATTAGGTCAAACATCGAGTACAACAGATAAAAACCTTGCTAACAACATTGTAATTCCAGCATGGTCTAGAATTACAGACATTAGATTCATTGTTAATACAGCTTTTGATACAGCTGGTTTTGACATGCAAATTGGTGCTAATGTAGCGCAAGCTGCAGGATCTATGACTAACAGTCATGATCTGGATTACTTTGCAGGTGATACATCTAATGATGTTAAAGGTGTTGCTTCTCATCATATACCAACTGGCATGGATCAGACTTCGGCTCAAATGAAAAATTGTTTGAACGTATCTGATGATGATGCAAGTGGTTATGAAATAGATAAAGTTGTTATTATAACTGCTGCTACTGACGATACATTAACTGCTGGAGACGGCGTGTTAAGTATTGAGTGGTTGCAAAAAATAAACGACACTAACTAATAAATTAATGTGAGCTCCTTCGGGAGCTCACAATTAATGGAGAAAAATTATGCCAAATGTATCAGGAGTAAAAAGTAAACAAATAGTATTTGGATCTGACACAGATGCAATTTCTGCTGCAGGGACAGCTACTACTTTAGTTTTATTAAATAGTGGTCCTTGGGTTAACGCTCAAACGGTTACTTTAACTTCTTCAGCTGACAACTCAGGAATAACTTTTGTAGTTGTAGGAAAAGATGCTGATGGAGCTGCTCAAACAAGTGCAGCAACAACTGGACCAGATTCAACTACATTAAGCGTAGCTGGAACTTGGACAGAAGTAACAAGCATCACTGCAAGTGGATCAATTACAACAGACATTTCTGCTGGAATAACATCAGGAGCTACAACAGGAACTATTTTTGCTGGCAGAACTAGAGTTAGAAGTATGACTGGAGTCGCTGGTGGCGGAGCAGGACGTGTTTATATTAAAAATAGTTCAGCAACATCAGGTCAAAACAGATTAATTTTAGATGTAGATAGCGGATCAACAATCGACCCATATATTGCCGATGACGGAATTTTATGTGAAGATGGAGCTTATTTCGCTTATGATGGAACTGCAGTAGTAGGATTATCTATACAGTTCGACGGGTAGGAGGTTAGATGGCTAACACGACTTCTGGCTCTTATGTTTTTGACAAAAACCTAAGCATTGACGAAATTATAGAAGATGCATACGAACGTATTGGTATTCAAGGTACGTCTGGCTATCAACTTAAAACTGCCAAAAGATCATTAAATATTTTATTTTCCGAATGGGGTAATAGAGGACTTCATTTTTGGGAAGTTAAAAATCAAAATGTTGCATTAGTAGATGGCCAAGCTGTTTACACTTTTTATCGTTCACCATCTGATGGTGCATCAAGTGGTATTAGTCTTCTCTC